GCGTGAACTCAAAGTTCGGATTGTCGCGGTACTGGCGCAGCAAATAATTTGCTGCCTCCAATGGGTCCTGGATGATTTCGTCGGCCATGACCGACTAGCGGTTTTGAATTACCTTGCGAGTACGAGGATCGTATCCGCCAAATCCGGTAGGACTCATCGGACGTTGTGCGGGTTGTTGTGGTGCCTGTTGCTGTTGCCCAGCCTGCCCGGCTTGTTGCCCCTGCGATTGCGTCTGGTCTGCCTGGTGAGATTTCGGAAGTTCAACCGTGCGTCCGGAAATGCTTTTATAGTCTTCGGCCCTTGCCTTGAGTCTTGTCCTCATGCTATTAATCGCGGCCAGTGTTGTTGCTGTAGTTGGCCCTGTGAGCGGATTGTTAAAGCCAACAGACACAGGAGTTGTCCCCATCGGAATTGCAAATTTCTTCGCAGCCTCAACTTCACTCTCCCTAGCTACGGAACCTGGGTCTAGGACTTTTGCAAGTGACACAGAAAATAAGTATGGAATTTGCCCAAGCGTAGCAGATCCCTGCGGATCTACTGTTTCATAGTTTCCGTACTTCTTGACAGCATTCTCTAGTTCATCTGCCATGCGATACGCTTCGCGGAGATTTGACTCAAAGGCAAAGTCTGTCTGAGTCAATTCTTTGCCTTTAGCGACAAGAGCCTTCTCCCCAGCGTCAGCGACGTTCATCATGATCCTACGCTTCTCCGGGTCCTGTTCCATCATCGCCTTTTCTTTGTAGTACTTAACCTTGTTGACCTGGCGATCGACGTATGCGTCAACAAGTTCTTCTGGAAGTCCGGCTGGAACTACAATGCTTGTTCCAGGCGCTGCTCTTGTTCCTGTCGTCTCTGCTAGTCTATTCATTAGCGCAGCCTGCTCGACAGGATCGCTTGATGCCATGAGGGCTTGCCCAACTCTTTTGGCCTCTTCTTCCGGATAGAGTTTTTGCTTCAACATTTCAACGCGCAATTTGCGGTCTTGGTCTTCGACTGCCTGGCGCTCATCTTCCTGCCTAAACTGAGCCGCCTGCCACGGCATTGGGATTAATGGTCTTGCTCCTGCCATAAAATTATCCTATCTTGCTGTCCATCCACTTGCGGATGATGGATTTGATTTTCGGTTTATTGCGTATCGATTCCGCAATTCTTTCTCCGTACTCAGTGTAGAAGTTTCTGAGGTTGTCTGACGCCTTGGTCAGCATCCACTCCCTAAATTGCAACCACTTGGGATTATCTTCTCCATAAACCTCTCTAGCCACCCAACAAAATACTCCGCCTGTTCCAAACAGACCACCAACCGCGTTGATATAGTTCGGGGTGGAGTACGCGCTAGCAACCTGGGCCTGTGCGCCAACCTGAGCACCGTATGTGCTGGCCTGGTAGTTGGATTGCGAACGATAAAGATCATTAAACGCCTGAGTAAGTGCGACAGGAATGCTTTGATCAACTGCCTGGTAGAACGGAGAAGCAGTAGATGCCTGCTGATTAAATCCACCTGGGAGAGATTGGTTGGCCTGGATGTAGCCCTGCATCGCGCCTTGCTGTTGTGCTGTCCTGGCTTGGGCCAGATTGCCAATGCTAGGCCCTCCAGCAATGAATCCGGCCGCGGCCCCAAGCCTATTCTGCTGGATACCCTCACGAAGTAATAGATCGCGAGCCCTGGCTGCGCCGGAGGTTTCGCCGGAACCAAGGAACTGTTGCGCGGCCCCGAACCGGGCCAGCTTGCGTTGTTCTCCGGCTGCGCCGATCTGCGCGGCCTCCTGCACCGCTGGTCCAAGCCCGAAAATATTGCCCCGGGCAGTTTGAGCCCCGCGGATTGCCTGCTCGTACCCGCGACGCTCCTCGGCCCCGATCGTAGATCCAAGTTGAAGCTGATTAATTGCCTCATCCTCAATTGTCCTGCGGAGTTGCTCTGTCTCTGGAGTAGTTGTGGGCCCGATCGGCTGAGTCGCCATGTCCCTGTACTGCCTGCCCAGGCTAACTGCGGTGCGATAAGAATCCGGATCGATCTGGTAAAGCTGTTGGGCTGCGCGCTCTTCTGGCAACTGCGCGAAACTGCGGAAAGACGTGATCTCCTTCAGCCCTTCCGGACTGTCCATCGTGATAGGAGTGAAATTCTTCTGCATGTCCTGCGCTTCAGTGACTGCATCGGTAACGCTCTTCAGATCATCGTTGAGTTGCTTGATGAATACCTCGGAAGATGTGCGTCTTGCGTCGCCAGCCGGGAGTCCAGAAAGAAGATCGTTGGCGGATTTTAAGCGCTCGCTAATCCCGGCAATCTGAGCGTTTCCACGATCAATTACGCTGTTTAGGCGTGATAGCTTTGAGTTGTTGTAGTCGTCAACGATCTGCTGATCGGATACTTGAAAGTTCAACATCGTGCCAAGATCTGACGATCCATAGTTACGACCAGCAGAAAGTTGTGCTAAGGCTTGGTTGAACTCTGGACCAGCATTCGGGTTCTGCATTCCCATGCCTCCAGAAGTCAATGCCTGGATCTGAGAGGCAAGAGAGTTGCGAGTGTTTTCTTGGCTTGTCACGTCGGCAAGACGCTTTTCGTATGTGTCTTGTAGATTTTTAATATTCTGTTGTTGCACTTTGGAGACTTGATTTTGAGCGTCAACTATGTTTGTGTATGGAAAATTCCCAGCTTGTTCATTGTAATAACGAACATCATTTGTTCCTGGTCGTGGGGACGGATAGGTGGAAATTGTTCCGTCTTCGTTAACCTTGTATCTTGCTGGATACCTAGATGCCAATTGTTCCGCAGAACTTGAAATTGATTTCGCCATTTTATTTGGTCCCAGCGGTTAGGCTTGGGTTGCTAATGCTCGTTCCAATCGTGCCATACAAGTCAACTGGACCGGGTTGGCGATTAAACGCGACATTCTGCTCGACCGATGCGTATGGGCTAGTCCCATAAAGACGTTCAAACTGGCGTGTCATCTGGTCGCCAAGTCCTCGATTCAGTGCATACGCCTGTGGGCTAGTTTCGTATGCCCTTCGCAGCCCCTCTAGAGTGCGTTGCGGTCCATACTGACGCTCAAGTTGCATCCCGGCCTGCACGCCTGCCTGCTGGTCTAGGGCTGATAGCTGGCGCTCCAGGGAACGTTGTTGGGGCATGTACTGAATTCGTAGCTTGTTCTCGAGCTCGGCCATGCCGGGAGCCTTTTCCATGTACGTTTCAATGTTTTTCTTGTACGCCTCGGCATTGGCCTGCGCTACGGCCGCGGGATCGGGCGGGGGAGGAGGTGCAGGAATAGAAGGTGCGCCACCCATTAGACCCTTGCCTTTTTCATAAAATTCATATAGTCATAACTCCTGTATCTTCCAGAACGATTAAACGTAATACGTTTACGAATGCCAAAACGCTCCCAAAGGAGAAGCAACAGGCACCTCAAGGAGATAGCACCCTTTGAGGAGATCGTCAAGTCTACAAAGACATTGTCCCCATCCTCAGAGTGAACGTAGTGGTCAGGCTTCTGGCCCTCTTTAAGGCACCTGGCTAGCGCCACCCCGGCAATGCCGTTTGAATCCTCGACGATACCGACCATGCCCTGCCTCTCGAACCAATTAAACCAATCAGCTAGGTTGTGCCACATCCCCTCCGGCACCCCGGACGCCTCAATATATTCTATAGCGGTCATATTACCTTCTGGATCTCGATTGTATCTGGATTTGCGGCTGCAGTAATTTGCCTGACTGCCATCTTCCCGGCCGCGCTAGATATCTTAACGTTAAGAAGTCTCCACTTTTCATACTTCCTAAGATCGCTCGCAATCTTCTTTTTAACGCTAGTAGGTAGAATTGCCGGAAGCTGAAATTCTAGCGTAAGAACTGAACTGGCAATATTCAAATTCGGCTGAACGTCAACATCACCAACATCTATGTCCCTTTGTATTGCTATGGTCGTATCAGTCGAATACGAGTCGTCAAAAATGACCTCGAAATACGAACCATATTTTAGCGAGAACGGATCTCCAAAATTAAAGTCCTTTGTCCTAACTGAGGATTCATACGATTGGTTGTTGTCGGCATAATCCGAAGCAGTCAGCGCAGCCGGAGACTTGTATCCAAAGTGCTGAAGAATCAATCCTGTTGTAGTTTTCATTGCCAGCCTAAGTCCCTGCGAATCAAAATTTGTAAGCGCAAACTGCATGACTTGCGGGGTCCAGGTCCCCTCAAAGGCGCTCAGGGCAGTATTGTATACTAATATTGTATCGTTGTAGTCATTCGATCCTGTTGGGAATGCCAGGAAGTATCTGTTGTCGTAGAACATTGCCGTAGATATGTCGATCTTTGCCGGGTTTATGGTTTGGATGACGTCCTTCACGACTTCTGATATTGGTATTCCAATTGAACTGAAGTCGTCGGCAGCCGACCTTACCAGGGATCGAATTCCATTGTCTGAAAGAAAGAATATGTCGCTACTCACCTGGACCGCGGTGTTCCCGGCTACGCACCCGGTGTTGTTGGATATAAGCGAGATCGTCCAATCCGCAGCAGTCGTCATTGTTTCCGGAACCTCAACCTGGAACACTCTTCTGTTTTTGAATACAATAATTCTGTTTTGATAGTACGGAACGATCGCAGTAATTTCGTCTCCGTCGTCTCCGTTAATCACGGCACTGTTGGCCGAGTCCCACACCGACGCGTCAAGTATGTCCGAGC